AATCACCTTTGTCTAATTCTTTAACATTTGGATATCCTTTGACTTTAACTGGAAATCCTGACGTATTGAGATATGCTGAAAGTTTATGAACAAAAGGTTTGGTCTGTATTTTTTCACCAACTTTAAGATTGAGCCAATTAACTAACTTGTCATATTCTTCAATTGGATCAAACCCGTTCATTTTATCTTCCTCCTAAGAGTTTTCCTGCCGCATCTGAATTTAAACTACTGTCTTGTCCAGCATAACTTGGATATCCCTCAAAAGGATTAAATTGCGGGGGTTGTATTCCCGCTTCGGCTAGCAGTGCATTGTTCTTACCTTCAATCATAGATACTTTAATGCTATCACCAAATACTGAATCATCTAACATACCCATAAGTGCATCTTTAGCACCTGATCCATTGGTTTCTGCACCAATCTTTGCTAGACTAGTGGCCGCATTCATATGACTAGATAAACTAGTTATAGGTGTTTCTGTTGGATCAATGCCAGCGGCATCAAATAAACTTTCTGAATTTGATACTAAACCTTCTAAAGCATCTAAGTGACTGCTAAAATCAGTTTCGCCGCTGTTAAATGCTGTATTAAAAGCGTCAATAGCAGGACCACCAGCTACTGGTTCTAAGAAGTCAAGCATATTAGGTATGCCGCCAGCACCACGACCAATACCTGTCATGCCATCAAAGTCTCCTTTAAATTCTGACATTAGACCGCCTAGACTACTATATGCACCTGTAAAGTTTGTAGCACCAGGTTGTTCAACGCTGGCCACTAAATTTTTCATGTTTTGTGAATCTTTAAAACTGCCACCTAGATCTTTAAAATGATTTCCTATGCCAGCAAGATCAGTTTGGAGACCTGCAGTGTTTACTGGATTAGCTAATTTATTAACATCTGTAAAATCCTTAAGGCTTTTAATGCCACCGCCACCAGGTGGAACTTCTGGTGCTAAATCTTGACCAATTGCCATTATTTTCCTCCTGTACCTAATTTACCAAATGCACCTTCTAATCCCCCACCTTTAAGGAAATCATCCAGTTTAGCCTGGTCTTCTGTTAATCCTGATGTGTCTACATCACCTGACAGGGTTTGGTTTAATCCTTCTAATCCAGTACCTGTTTGTCCTTGAATTTGATTAGATCCAAATGATCCACCTTGCTGTGATGTTCCTGTTGTGGTATTAGTAGTTGGTGTGTTAACTGTTGGTGCACCAAATGAGGACGGAGCTCTAGCAGTAAATGTTCCTGAACCAACTGTTGGGGTACCACCTAAGAATGACGGTTGACTGAGTAAACTAGAATCTTTTCCTGTGTAGGCTGGAAGACCTTCAAAAGGATTAACATCAAATTGATCTGCTACAGCGTTTAATACTTTAGGGTCATCAATGGTAGCCAATACTTTATCTACAGTTTCTGCATTAATTGGATCAGCCGCTGATGTAGGATCTAATCCAACTTTAGATAAGGCCGCATTTACTCCAGTAGAATTTCCCATCTTAGTAGCGTTTAGTTTATTAATAAGACCAGATGATTTACCAAAGTTTGCCATGTCAGTGGTATCAAATAATGATCCAGTTGATGACAAACACTCACTAACACTGCTGAGGCTTCCTAGTTGTGTATCTATGCCTCTTGTGGCCAATGAATTAACATCAGTTACTCCACTTCCAAATGCACTGTAAGAAGTATTTGCTAAAAAATCTGTAGAACGTCTAAGTTCTAGACTGTCTGCGATATGCCCTCTGGCCCCATTTAACTTCTGCATGAGTCCACTAGGACCTCCTGCCATTAAATTACTACCATAGGTACTTAGGCTAGTAGCAAGAGCATTAGCTCGTGCACCTTGACTTGGATTAACTAGGTATACTGCTTGTAGATTGCTAATAGCGTCAGTCACTGATGAGTGTATGCTAAGTCCTTCATTTCTGCTGAATCCAACCATAGCCGTTAAGGTTGCTGGTGATAGTCCACCCTTAGGTAATCCAACGGTATTGTATTGCCCTTCGGCAACAACCGTCATGTTACGTGCTGATGCTATCATGTCAGACATGTTGGTTTCCTTATACTACTATGCTACCTGCACTAACTGGTTCTATACCAGTGGTAGTTTTAATGTAATGGTTTTCTATTTCTTTTACTGTTTTAGCATGAAACATCACATGAGTTTTGCTAATAACCGTAGTTGATAATGATAGATCGCCTGTAAATAAACTCTGCATTAAACCAATACCCTGTTGTCCAGGAACTATGGTACAAGGTTTAGAAATTTCATACCCTGTGTCTGTTTCGTTAATTACTTTAGCAACTATCTCGTCTCCATTGACTAGCTTGAATGATACTATTGTATCACTATCATATTTTTTATTAACCAGCATTAAGTTCTGTTACCTTTGCATTAATTTGTTCTGCTGTGAGTTTTGCAACATCTTTGTAGCCATTTAACCATGCTATTGATTCACCAACATAGTATTGTGGTACTGGATAGTGTTGTACATCACGCCCTTTTGATTCTAAAAAAGTCACTGCTTCACCATTTTCTAAAATACTAACTTCGTCAAAATCTATTCCTAGATTAGCTAATTGTGTTTTAGCGATTTGTGAACGCACAGACTTGTCTGTGTATAATGTTAATTTTGCCATTCATTGTCTCCTAGTTTTTCTTTTAATTCCTCATCACTGAGTCTAGCCAATCCTTGATATCCGCCCTCAACAAATAATTCTTCACCTTTGTATATTTGTGGTGCAGATCTGTGTCCTTGATCAATTAGCCACTCTCTAGATTCAGAGTCTTCATCAATATTTACTATCTGAAAGGGAATATTTTTTGTTGTCAGTAAATGTTTTGCTTTATCGCAAAATGGACAGTTGTTTTTAGAGTATACAGTTAACATATTAAATTATCCTTATAGTGCCGGTAGTTCTTCGTAATTTACAGCATCGCTCATTACACCAATAACGTAGTTAGTACTTTCATTTTCTTGCAAGGCTGTCTGCTTTTTACTGGTATCACTATGTTTATTGAACCATGGAATAGGTGTACTCCTAGGTGCATTTCCTTGATATTTAATACCTATTTCTTTTAAGGCATTAACCGCAGTATAATCTACGAAATCTTTTAAAATATTAGCATTAAGACCAATAACTGGACCTAATTTAAATAGATAATCAGCCCAGGCTTTTTCTTCACGTATAACATCTTCATACATACGATATACTTCATCTTCACATTCTTTTTTAACCTGTGCAAATCGTTTATCTTCTTTGACCACTTGATTGATCATCCAAGCAGTCCATTCTTTGTGTAGAAGTTCATCTTGTAGGATTAAGCTGATGATGTTACCATTGCCAATGAATATCTTGTTTTCTACCATTGCTAGGCTTGTAGCAAATGAAACCATAAAACGGAATGCTTCTAATCCATAACTAGCATTTAGAGCCAACCATATGGCTTTGATATGATCTTGCTCATCAATTTTATGTCCAATTTCTTTACGACAATTAATGACATGTAGTTTATCATAATATTCGCCAATACTACTAGCCATTTCAACAATCTCTTTAGTGTCATGAATTGTATTAAACACTTCCTTAGGCACGTTGTAGATGTTACGAATGATATGGCTGTATGAACGGCTATGGATGTTCGTTTCAAAGAATGTCCAGTTGTAAACTAGAGCTTCTACTTCTGGTAGTCCTATTACAGGTGCAAACACTTGACTTGGTCCACGTCCTTGTAAACTATCTAATGCAGTCTGTCTTAAAAGATTTGAAGTAAAAATATGCTTAACTGTGTCGCTGGCATCTTTAAAATCTTGACTGTCTTTGGTTAGGCTAATTTCTTCTGGCACCCAAAAGAATCCACGAGCAGTCTTTTCAAAGTCTGCAACTTTGTTATACTTAACTTCTTCAAATCGTTGAATAGTTACTGGACCTGATGGATCTAGAAACATTTTACGATTAAGATAATCTGTTTTTGTTTTCAGATTGTATTGTTCTTTACTCATAATTTACATGACTCGCAATCTTCTTCAAAGAATTCATTATTAATATTGTCTGTGTTCACTTCTACCACTGTTTCTTCTTCTTTTACCTTACTACCTTGTTTATTGATAAGACTATAATAGAATGTCTTAATACCCCATCTATGTGCCTGCATTAAATTTTTAGCAATCAATGTAGTTGGCACTTTACGATCCTCAAAGTGTGCTGGATTATAGAATGTATTTGTTGAAATACTCTGATCCACATAGGCCGCTAATACTGCCGCAGTCTTTAAATAGTCTGTACAATCAGTTTGTTCCCACATGAGTTGATATTTATTCTTTAATCTATTATACTCAGGTACAACTTGTATAAATGATCCTGCTTTTGATTCTTTAACTGAAATCAAACTCATAGGCATTTCAATACCATTGGTAGAGTTAATAACTACACTAGAACTTTCTACAGGAGCAATAGCCATTAAGGTAGCATTACGGACACCATAACTTCGCATATCACTGCGTAGTTGTTCCCAATCTAATTCTCTAGTTGGAGTAAAGTCTGCTAATTTGTTAACTTCTTTAGCACGTAATTCCCAGGGGAATATTCCCTTGCCATACCGTGTATGTTCACTGTGTAAACACGCACCTCGTTCTTTAGCCAACTCAACAGTTGATTCAGTTAGATAAAATGCCTGATGTTCCATCCAAATCTTAACATCTTGCAAGGCTTCTGTTTCGCCATACTTATATCCACGTTTAGCGTGCCAGTAGGCTAAGTTAGTGACACCTATGCCTAATGGTGATATCTCATCATTGCTTAACTTGCTCTGTATGCTTAAGAAATCTTGATAGTCTAAGATATTACATAGTGATCGCTGTAGTGTTCTGCAGGCACGACGCATGTCTTCTGGATTACGGAAAGCACCCCAATTGATACTACCTAGTGTACATAGTGCGATACGTCCTTCTTCGTCATCTAAACGTTTGAATGGTTTAGTTGGTAGTAGGATCTCACAGCATAGGTTACTTTGGTAGATTGTATGATAGTCTGGATCAAACGGACCTTGGTTCATGACATTGTCAACAAACACAAGATAGATTCGACCTGTATCTGTTCGTTCTTTTAGGATGCCACCTTTAAACACTTCTTCTGCACTCATAGTCTTCTTACGTAGACTAGTTTTGCGTTCATACTTAACATATAATTCTTCAAACAATTTTGTATCTTTATAGAACGCTTCGTATAGTTCAGGCACTTCATTAGGATCAAAGAATGTGATGTTTTCTTTGTTTTTAAATCTACGCCAAAAGAAAGCATTCAAACATACACCGTAGTCCATGTGTCGTACACGAGTCTCTTCTGTACCTTGATTGTTTTTCAATACGATTAAATCATCAAACTGGTGATGCCATATAGGATAGAACACAGTAGCTGATGCGTTACGGATTCCACCTTGGCTACATGATCTCAAATCCCCAAACCATTTTTTCAAGAATGGGATCATACCAGTGTGCATGATCTCTCCACCACGGATAGGTGCTCCCAATGGACGCAGTCTTCCAATCTCTAGACCAATACCTGCACGTTTACTAGCATACTTGGCCATCATCTCACCTGATGCGAAGATTGAATCTAAGTCATCGTCTGAACGGATCAGCACGCAAGAACTAAACTGTTTGGTCGGTGTACCTAGTCCTGCTAGTACAGGAGTTGCTAAGGTAAACAATCCGTCTGAAGCACAGTTGTAGTAGTCTTTAATAAATCGTAAACGCTGTGTTGTATTTTCAGCGTGGAACACTGTGGCCGCGGCTACGATATAACGCACCTGTGGGGTTTCATATATTTTTTTATTTGTTCTATTTCTTACAAGATATTTTTCAATTAGTTGCTCAATGGCCGCATATGAGTATTGTTCATCTTTTTCATGATCAACAAACTCATTCATACGATCCCATTCTTCTTCTGTGTACCAAGACAGTAGGTCTTCAGTGTATAATCCTGTGGCAACATTTGTTTTGATAATATCGTAGAGACGAGGAGGGTGATAATCCCCATATACATCTTTCCTCAACATTGAAAGACGTTGCTTACCTGCTACATATTGATAGTTAACATGACCAACTTCTGGCTCGTGTTCAATGTCAATAAGATCAACGATGGCACGCAGTGTGATCTCATCAATTTCTCTTGTAGTGATTCCATCGTAGAAATGTGGTTGGCTTTTGATTTCAATCATTGATTGACTAACATCTGCTATACCTTTACAAACCTTAGCAACCTGGGCTTGCCATTTTGTTAAATCCAGTGGAACTATGTTTCCACTTCTTTTTTTAACTTGAATATCACTCACTTGTAATTGACCTCAATTGTACTTGTTTTTAATATTGATCTAATTCTAAATCCTCTATAGGATAACGATGCAACATCTTTATTTCTTTATTTTTTGCTATCTGTTTTGTATTTACTATCTCATACGGCCAGTAATTAAGAATATATTTTCCATTATCTATCCAAGCCACGTTATAACGATCTTTGGTTGTATAATCATAATATACTCTTATTTCCATTGGCGTATTTTTATGGCTTGTAAAGTATATAGTATAAACTATTCCTAGTGCTTTTGCAAGTTCACAAT